TAAAGCTGCACTGAACCACTTCCGCAGTAAAGCTCGTAAATCCTCCAAAGAGATCATGGTCTACATGATCGGCAGTGTGGATGGGAGTGGGGTTATAGTTGACAAGCTGGTGTACCCTAAACGGTACGCGCACCAAACGAAAACCACAGTGTCATGGCGACTTGACGAGTACCGCCAAGCGGAGCGAGAGGCTGCGCAGGCAAATAGGATTTTGATTGGATTCTTACATTCTCACCCTGACGATTGGGATTGCGTCATGTCCCCCGCTGATTATGCAGTTTGTTTGTCTGAAGGTTCGATAGTGTGCGGGATTGTCTCCGTGTATGGAAGAACCTCTAGGGTAAGATTTTGGGACATGAAAAGTCCGCTACCGTGTGTCATTACACACAAATAGGCTGGAGGGTCTATTATGAAAAGGCTCACGAGTCCTAAATATAAAAAGCTGATCGCCTACCTCGAATCCGTAATGGAAGACCCGAGAATGTCGATACGAACGCGCAACAACGCGTCTGAGCGTCTGACGAAGATTCTTCTTCAGTCTGAACAGGTCGCGGAGAAGCGGGCCGCCCGGCGAGACCGGGTAAAGATCGCAGTCGCAAACGCAGACGCGGAGCGACCGACGCCCACTGATCCTGTTGTTTCTAGCGCCGTGAGTTCGCTGGTAGGAGGCAAGGCATGAACATCCCCAAGGTAACGGCGGCTCAGGCCGCAGACTTTGCGAAGCATTGGAAGACACCGGGCGGGGTTCATATTTTTATGGACAACACCCATTACGCTTTTGCAGCCGACTTCGCCAACATCGTCCTCAAGAGTTTTGTGGAAGACGCGCAGAAGGCCGCCGTAGCCGCCGCGAAAGCGAAACAGCTTGTGGTCGCAACCGCATAAATCACGATGGCCTGTAGCTCAATTGTCAGAGCGTTCCGCTGTTACCGGAATGGTTGGGGGTTAGACTCCCTCTGGGCCAGCCATTTAGAAAAAGTAGGGTAGTTTTTCTCAACCTTGAGGGCTCACTCACCGTGAACCCACAGTGCGCCGGGGCACTTCAAAGCCTGTGCAACACCCGCGAAAGCGGGACATATTCGGGTCGATAGCTCAATTAGGGAGAGCAACGCCTTTGCAAGGCGAAGGTTCAGAGTTCGATTCTCTGTTGATCCACCATTTGACCCATATATAGGGCAGTAAGCGGGATAACGACCCATATATGGGACATTACTGCACGGGAACATCACACCGGGTAACGTGCTCTCAAGGGCACAATAATCCCGTACGGTGTGTTCAATAATTCCCGTTGTTCAGGAAAACACGAACACCAACCAAAAGCTGAACAAAGGAGCGCACATGTCCTCATACGAGAACCCAGAACCACCAAGCTGTGATCCAGTAAAGCCGAAAAAACTGAAGATCGAGTGCGTGGTTACGTGTGTTGGGTACGCTGACTTTCTCGCCCACACGCTTCCGTTGAACATGTCCCACTTCGACAAAATCGTTGTGGTTACCTCACCAGCCGACAAGGACACACAGCGGGTGTGCGATTATTACGGCGTACAAGTTTGGCTTACTGATGCGTTCAACGCGCAGTGGCAGGGTCAGTTTTGCAAAGGAGCGGGCGTCAATCAAGGTCTGAACCGTCTCGACAAGGACGCTTGGATTTTACACATAGACGCTGATATAGTTCTGCCGCCGCATTTCCGGCGCGTACTGGAGCTTGCTGACCTAGACACCACTATGATCTACGGATGCGACCGCGCCGAGTTCAAGAGCTTCGAGGAGTGGGAAGAGTTTCACCGAAACCCAGAGCCGATGCAGCAGGGCGCAGGGTTCTTCATCCACATAGGAAACACCGGGAAGCAACTTGGAACGCGCGTAGCCTTTCAGCACCACGGCGGTTACGTGCCAATAGGATTCTTCCAGTTGTGGCATTCGGACAGCGGTATCACTTCCTATCCTGAAGGTCACACAAACGCTGGTCGTGAGGATTCCCATTTCCCTACACAGTGGCCGCGTAGCAAACGCGCCCTGATCCCAGAGATCGTTGTTTATCATCTAGAATCCGAGTCCTCCCAGATGGGAGTGAACTGGAAGGGTAGAGTTACCAAGCCTTTTGGCAAGCGGTAACGAGGAGAGAGTTATGCTGTACCAGAGAAAAGTCTTTACATACCCGGCTTCGTCCGGCACTACGACATCGGAAAAGAATTGGGATCGAGCGTTTTTGAAGCCTGACCAGTTCCAAGCGAAATACGGCGAGTCTCCAGAGAGTACCGCCCCGATTGAGAGTGTACCGGACGCAACAGGATGTTCCGTTGCCTAGCGGGGTGTAGCTCAGTCTGGTAGAGTTCTCCATCTGGAGTGGAGATGTCATTCGTTCAAATCGAATCACCCCGACCATTCACAGGAGAAAGCTGAATGAAGCCTATTGACATCGCACAGAATTTGTACGTCGGCGGAGACGCGGCTTACGAGATGGTGAAGGACAAACCAGAGTTTAGGACGTTGCGCTGCTGTAAGTACGGCCCCGGAGGGCATCAGCAGTCGCTTGGCTATACCTCTCTCGGGGCACCAAAAGGGCCAGATTATCTATCGGTAGTGAAGCCCAATCGCATGGCACTAAACATGATTGACGTTGCTGATCCCAACCTAATACCTATCGAGATGGTAGAGACCGGGTTGAAGTACGTTGACAGTCAGCTTCGTTCTGGACACAAAGTTTTGATTGCCTGCAATGCAGGACACAGTAGAGGCCCGACTACAGGCTTGTTGTATCTGAGAGCTATCGGTGAGTTTCCCGGTATGACCTTCCAGCACGCAGAGCGGATTTACCGTGGACTTTACCCGCAGTATTCTCCGGGCATTGGTATGCGGCACTTTGCAAAAACCAACTGGCAATTTTTTGATAATTTGCTGGTCAGTAAATAAGGAGATTTCATGGATCATGTTTATCACGAAGTAGCATCCCATATGGGTGGCAGCGAACATAAGCCTGCGAAAGAGATCGACCACATCAAGTCCTACAAATCCAAGACTAGCGGCGATACCATTCACGAACACCACCACACCCACCCTGAACATCACCCAATGGAGAAGCACACCAAGCGCGGTGATGATGAGATGGCGGCGCACATGATGGCGAACCTCGGCACCCCGAATCCCGGAGAGACCGCAGATACAGGGCCAGCAGGCCCGGCAACGCCCTCGGATGCAGCAGCGGGGGCAGGCGCAGCACCTAATGCAGCAGTAGGGGCACCACCTATGGCGGCTATGTAAATGGCAGACATGTCTATGCACCGTGCGCTGGCCGCAGCACAGAATGGGGCTAAAGGTGATGCTTCTAGTAGCAACGAGCATGAGGCTGCTGTTGGAAAGCTCCAAGCAGTAACCATGCCGAAGCCTCCCGCCGATAACACGGTAAAGCCTAAGTTGCAGAAGGTTGATTTGGGTCGAGACACTTCGACTACTAGTATGGGCTTTGCTCAGCCAAATCAGACTATGAACAATTTGGTTCGTTCCGAATAAGGAGACCTATTATGAAGAATCATTCCCTGCATCGCGCTTTGGCGAGTATGAACAAAGGTGGCCTACATCGCGCTCTAGGGGTCAAGGAGGGCGAGAAGATTCCGGCTGACAAATTGGCGGCTGCTAAGAATAGTGACAATCCTCACATCGCAAAGATGGCGCAGTTCGCGCACACAATGGCCGGGTGGAACCACGGAGGTAGCAAGTAATGGCAGGTTTTGTCACCATACAGGGTAAGATTGCCGTGACCAACACGGCCCAGCAGCTTCCGTCGTCAGGGGTTACCAAGCTCAACAGCTTTACACTGACTGCCAAGAGCACTAACGCTGCCGCTATTGCTGTAACCGTGCTGTCGAACTCCGGGGCGGTTGATGGTACTGGAACTGGATACATCCTTGAGAAGGGAACAAGTATCACGCTTACGGGGTTACTCACTACGGGTGCAATCTGGGTAAACGGTACATCTGGAGATATTTACTCTGGAGCGGGCAACTAAACTCTGGAGGGAGTTATGCAGATAGAGACACTTCGGGAACTAGCAATTGAATGCATTACAAACCAGAACTATCACTTTCGTGCATTGACCCTTGAGCAGGTTGATGAAGCGTCACTGAAGAGCTTCAAGCGGCTTCCACCCGCACAGCAGAACAAAGTTGCTGAAAGTTGGAAGGCTGCAATCGCAGACGAACTTGAAAAGAAGCACGAGACGTTTTCGGATGTGCATCTGAAAGAAGCACTCCGCTACCGTTTCCTCGCACAAACCAATCTTTACTTTCTGTGCAAGTTGTTGGAGAAATACAACAGAGTAACCATCAACACGCATGAGGACATTTGCAACAAGTTCTTCGTGCAGAAAGACCCGTCGTTCGCAACATTTGAAAAGTTTGCCAACCAGTACACTGATCTGAAGGAACGACTATTGCTCGTTCCACGCGGCGGGTTCAAGTCTTCCATCGACATCGCCGACTGTGTGCAGTGGATCATCTGCTATCCGGCAATTACTATCCTCATCCTGACGGGCGTTTACGACCTCGCCAGCGACTTCATCAAGGAGTTGAAGAAGCACTTCACTCTTGAAGAGGCCGGGGTGCTCGACAAGAAGGGCAAGATGACGTTCGGCCCGGCGAAACTGCTGGACGACGACACTGGGGACTGGTCTTCGAGCTACTTTCAGATTCTCTTCCCTGAGCATTGCGTTAGCCCGGACACCGGGACGCAGCATGAATTTCAGACACCCGCTGGAGGCGACGACAAAGAGCCTACCGTTCGCGCAGGGTCTATTGAGCAATCGTTGGCCGGGCCTCACTACGGCATCATCAAGCTCGACGACGTTGTGACCAACGAGAACAGCAAGACGCAAGAGCGTATCGCGGGTATCAACAAACAGATCAGCATCAACCGTGGTGCCCTCCACCCTTACGGGTTCATGGACATCATCGGTACGTGGTATGACGAGAAGGATTACTACGGAAAGCGCATCAAGCAGGAAGAGTTCTTCGCCAAAGAAGAGGGCAGTCCTCACCTGATCGTAGGATCAGTGGACGACGGGCGCTTCAACAGTGCCGTCAAGTTGAAGGTTTACCTCCGTGCGTGTTGGTGGTTCACTGACGCCGCGAAGAAGGCTGGAAAGATCGAAGCAGAGGCCAAGAAGGAAGACTACGAACTGTGGTTCCCTGAGCGCCTGACCTTTGAGTTCCTGAACAACGAACGGCAGACAGAGCCGGACGCCTTCCCGATCAAGTACCTCAACAATCCCCGGCAGCTTCACAAGGTGAAGTTTCCCCGAGAGCTTCTGATCCGGCGCACCGTGCCCGGCAATCAGCTTCCTCCACAGGGAATCGTGGTGACTACCGTTGACACTGCCTACTCAACAAAGAGTTGGGCGGATTACACGGTCATTCTCACATGCCTGATTTCAGGCGGGCGCTTCTTCATCATCAATATGAAGAGGGGCCGATTCAACGAGTACGAATTACCCGCAGTCATCGCGGGCGTTGCGCAGACGTGGAAACCGAAGCGCATCGCTATAGAGGACTCGATGGGCGTGAAGTGGATGGGACAAGAACTGAAGCGCGAGATGAATCGCCTCCAGATTAGTGTGCCCGTCGAATTTTGCTCATTGGGACTCGGTTCAAAGGCGAAAGCCAAAGCGATGAAGGCCAAGCCAGTCCTCCGACTGCTTGGCGACGAGCGCATGTACTTCCTCAGTTCGTGCGAGGGACTGAACGAGCTTTACAACGAGCTTGAGAAGTTCACCGGAACGAGCGACGACGCACACGACGACATTGTGTCGGCCCTTTCACTACTGGCTGAACAGTTCGGTGCGTACGCGGATATGGGGGCTAAGACACAGGCGGCAGAGACAGATTACGCCAGCGACCAGAAAGCCGCAGCCATGTACCAAGTGGTCTACTGTCTGGGTCAATACGCGAAGTATAACGCTTCGCAGATACAGGGTGATGACAACCCGACCACCCAGTACCAACTTGAGCAGAACGGTAGGAAGTTCCGTGACGATGACGGCTCTTCACAAACCGATCCGCTTGCTGACGCAGGGTTGTTTTAGAGGAGAAAAAATGGCAGATAAGAAAATGGCGGCCTTCAAAAAGGCAGATGCCAAGCAGGACATGAAGCTGATGAAGAAGCTGGCGAAGAAGTCCGACAAGAAAAAGAAGTAACGGCGGAGGCAACACGGCATGGCACAGATTGAGAAGGACGGAATAGCAGGCGGGTCACTCCAGCCAGCCGACTATGGTAAGGGCGGTGACTTGACAAGCAAGTCTGCCGAACTGACTTTGGTCGTAGGCTCTGCGAAGCAGGCAGAAGAGTGGATCGCCAACAAGCAGTGGGCGCTCCTGTGGCGCGATGCCGACCTTCTGTACCAGTCGCCACGACCGATGACCGTTTACGAAAATACCTACGTCCTTGAGCCGAACGTCCAACGGTTCACTGTGGCGAAGGTTTGCAATGCGGTAGTGCCGCAGCTTTACAAGGGTCTGTTCTATGCCGACCCTCCGATGCTGCTGCGCCCGCGCCCCGGCACCACCCAAGATGTTGTGGACGGCAAGTCCGCACTGTTCTCGTACCTACTCGATGAATGCCGCTTCAAGACGGAGACGAAGTGGGGACTCGAACAGATGGCTTGCCTCGGCACTGGCATCTGGAAATGGGGCATCGTCTACAAGAAAGTTGTGACGACCAAGCGCCAAGCCACGGTTACCAACGTGACGACCGGGCCGGACGGCGCACCAACGAATACCGTACTGCCTACAGACGACCTACCGAAGATCACGACAACAGAGCGCGTTGTACCCCGCCCGTTCTTTGAGTCGCGGCCACTGAGTCACGTCCTCGTCGATCCTAAGTGCCCGGTTGGAGACATCCGACAGGCCGACTTCGTAGCAGACGTTCGCTACCTGAATTTTTACGAACTGGACACGATCCGCGAAGCTCTCTCAGAGCTACCGGACGATCACCTAGACAAGAAGGGCTGGAATCTTCCGAAGTCTTCGGAGGAGTTGAAGCAGTGGTGGATGCCACCTACTGACAGCGGCCCGCAGTTGCTTTCGAGTGAAGGTGCAACCTACATCGACGGTGCTGTGTATCATGCGCAGAAAGTTAGCATCGAGGTAACCCCGGACGTACTCTTCGCAAAGAAAGAGGTTCTGGAATACTGGGATCGCAAGCGCAAGATCATGGTCATCGACCGTGCCAAGGTAATCTTCTCTGGCGACAATCCATTCGGCGTCATCCCGTTCCTTTCAGCGAACTGGTGGAATAGACCGAAGGCGTTCTACGGCATGGGCCTCGGCCTCATCGTCGGGCAGAACCAACGTGTCGATCAGGGAACGATCAACGCCATCCTCAAGATTCTGTCGTTCGGCGTCAACCCGATCTACCTGCGCAAGAGGGACACCAATAACCCCACGCAGATGATTCGGACTGGCCTCGGAAAGATTCTCAGCGTTGACGGAGAAGTCGAAAAGGCTTACAAGCTCATGGACACCCCCAAGGTGCCCGGCGACATCTGGTCAGCACTCAAGGAATCGGAGACAGCGACCGAAAGCGCATCAGGCGCAGACCAAGCCCTTGTGCAGGGTTCCACCGCAGGGCCGCGTAGCTCAATGGGGCGCACGGCGGGCGGGGCAAGCCTGCTGGCTGGCGCGAGTGCAACTCGACTCGATGGCCCGCTCGACAACTTCATCGAACAGGTGTTCAAGCCGTTCTTGTACATCCTCGACGATCTAATCATGCGGTACCTGTCCGACGCTGAGATCAGTGCAATCCTCGGCGACGAGATGAGCAAGGATTACGAACTCGACCTAGACGCCTTCCACAAGGCCCGTATCGAGTACGAAGTCTTGGCTGGATCAAGCCTCGCCGCGAAGCGGACGATGGCGCAGTCGTTGACCCTCATCACCCAGATTTTCGAGAACCCCGCCATTCAGCAGAACCTCGCTGAGATCAACGGCGAGTACATCGACTTCAAGCCCATCGTTTCGATGTGGATGGAAGCCTCTGAGTGGAAGAACAAGAACGACATCATCAAGCCACTCACCCCTGAGATGAAGGCCAAACAACAGGCTCAGTCACAGCAGGCGCAAGCGCAGTCGAAGGCAGCGGTAACCGCGCAGTCCAATCAGCAGAAGTTCCAACAGAAGTCCCAGCTTGAAGATCAGGCAACTGACAACCGTATCCGGCGCGACATCGTACGCGAGGCGTTCCGAGACAACGGTATGAGCGAGGCAACTGAGGGCACTCCCGCAAGCGGTGGACTTGAAGGAATGCAGCCTAGCGTCCAGTAAAGATAGATGAGGCGACCCGTTCAGCCGGGTCACCAAGGCGTACAGGGCACTGTGCCCGCCTCGTCGAACTGTCCGGTTTTGGGTGTTCCGGCGTAACAAAAACACTCAAACTGCCTCGGGAGGGGAAATGGCATTTGAACCAGTAATTGAACTGACCGACTTCGAGCGCGGAGAGTTAGCGCAAACATGCGCAACGCCCGGCTTCAAGATTATCCACAAAATCTTGCGGAGTGAAGTAGACAAGTTCGTGGTAGCACACATGAACACTCCTGTGGAGGATGAGAGGCTGGCC